ATTTTGTATAATTTTGATTAGGTACAGGTAAATACATTTTATTAGGACCATCGTCACCGGCTAGTAAAGGAAGTGCCATAGATGCTGCTGCTATTCTTCCTGCATCAGATGTAGGAATAAAACCTTTTAAAGTTTCCATAATCCCTGTTGGCTTTCCTGCTTCTAAAGCTGCTTTTTCTGCTGCTGCTTTTGCTGCTGCTTTTGCTGCTGCATCTGTTGCCGCTGCTCCCGCATTACCTGCAGCGAAAGGTGAGTTAGCTGCTATTGTTCCTGTTGCCTGTGATGCTGTTGCTGGATTAAATAAAGAACCTAATCCCTGCATTACTGAAGTTTGTCCTAAACCTTGAATACTTCCTGCTGTAGTTGCTGATCCAAAAGGAGTAATTCCACCTACTCCAGCCATTCCTCCTATTTGACCCATACCACCTATTAGCATAGCGTCTCTGAAAGATCTTTTAGTAGATTTACCTCTTAATTTTTGTACACCGAATGTGGCCAAAGCCATTGTAAATGGATCCAATTTTAGCTCCTGTTCCTAAATTTTATAAGTTATATAACTTACAAATTCTATCATTTTAGTCAGTCTTTATCAACTCATCCGCAAAACGACCTGTATATTGATGTTCTCCAATATGAGTTATGTGATCCATAATCCAAGCATGGCATTCACCTCCAATGTCTTTCCATCTTTGGCAAAAAGCAAAGTCTTCTCCCGTGTAAGTATGTTTAACAGGATCAAATTGAGTATCAAAAAAATTCCAAAAATCAGGTAGTTTTTCATTCTTACCATTAATAATTTGGTCTTGATCAATTCTCATTTCTGGATAAGCCTTTATCATTTTAAGAATTACTTCTCTTTTTATTAACATAAAACCTGTTGGAGAATGTTCTACTTTAATAACTCCATCTTTAATTTTAATAGCAGAATTATTTTCTACTTTCATAGGGTATCTGTAAAAACCTTTGTTTCTTAAATCTTTAGCTTCTTTAATCTTACCTTCTTTAATCATATGCATTCCTTTATCCCAATTTATATCTTTTAAAGGATATGGAATAGAGATAACATCTTTATCACAAGCAACTAATCTTTCCGCAGCAGATTCATTAAAAGAAATATCTGAATCAACAAATAATAAATGAGTAGCTTCTTTTTGTTGTAGAAATGCGCTTACACACATGTTTCTTCCTTGAGTAACTAATGAAGACTTCATTATGGAAAACCATAATTTTACATTCTTTTTAAAACAATATTTTTGTAGATTTAATAAAGCTTGAGCATAATGAATAGAGCATTCACTATGAACAGGTGTTGCTACAAATAAAGAATAGCCTGCTTTTTTCTTAGTGTCCGGTGTCGATGGTTCTTCGTTAAACCAAATTGGTTCGTGATTTTGAATCATATACTCCTTGTAAAAAGTTAGTCCATTCGTTTTTTCTATTTTCCCAACTATAAAATTTCTTATAAAAAGATACTTGAGAATCTAATAACTGTTGCATTCCTACTGAATGAAGTTGTTCTGCAATTCCTTCAATTGCATAAGCAAAACATTTAGCTAAATTTCTGTAATCTCTATCATATTGAACGTAAGTTGGCCACTCTGAACACGTCTCAAACAAAGCTCCATAATTAGTTACAATTCCATGAAGTCCACTTCCTAAAGCTTCAATAGCCGACATACAAGAAGTCTCTTCCCATATATTAGGATAAGCAAATATTTTATACTCGCCCATCTTTTTTATTATTTTTTCGTTAGAAGCATAGCCTATATAATTTACATTAGGTAATTTTTTAGCTTGTTTATATAAATCTCTATAAGAAGTATCATTAGCTTTTTTAAAAGCATCTCCATATATTTGGGTAGAGGAATAAACATCTAATTCTATTAAAGGATTTTTAATTAACTGCATAGCACCTAGTAATACAGATAATCCTCTCCATGGAGTAGAAGTATATATTAGTTTTATTTTATCACCGTTTTTATGAATAGTTTTAGGTGCAAATTTTTCTATAGCATTTTTAATAACAACACATTTTTCGGGGGGTACTTCAAAAGCCATTCTAAACTTTTCAGCACACCAATGGGAATTAAATACATACCAATCGTATTTATTATGATTAGATTTATCTTCAAACCATGGAGCTAAGTTACTTTGATCGTAAGAATTTTGTGCCCAAAGAATATTAATTTTATCTTTAGATAAAGGTGTTTTTTCTGGAATAGAGGTAGTTATCTGAAACTTATCTAACAGCGTATTATCTACGTGTTTATATAACTGAGCATATTGCAACTCCGTTCCACCTAATGGTTGCATAAATTAATTATAAATTAGATTCACCGTCTACAGTTAAAGAAGCTACAGTAATTTCTAAATCTTGTTGAAAATCTTCTGCTGTAGTATCTGTATTTGAATCAGCTACATCTGCATCAAATGCAGCTTTATCCGCATAAATTACACCTGTTCTTTTATGCTTAACAATTTCTTTTGCTTTTGCTGGTATTTTTTTTATTTCCATATAATCTATATAATACTTTTTAAGTTGTTTGTCTAGCCTTTACCCTGTCCTTTGTAACGTTTTAATCTTTTTTGACGCTTCTCACTTTTAGATAAACATTTCTTATGTTTTCGAGGCCCTCTTTTTTTAGGCTGATTACGTTCATGGTGTTCTTTAAATTTTTTAGCCATTATACATCTTCTCTATTTATCTCTAATAATGATGCCACAACATGTAATTCATTAGCATCAGATGCAGTAACTTTTAATATCTCATTTTCTAGTAATATTAAAGGTTCTGTTAATAATTGTTCAGTAGCATTAGAAGCTATTGACTTAACATTAAATAAACTAAATACAACACTTGCTGCATTAGTTAATGTTACAGTTATTGTTGCTGCACTTCCAGCATCATTTGATATTAATAAAGATTTTACAATTGCTCTAGAATTACTAGGTGTTGTATATAAAGTTGTAGCATCTGTTGTAGTTAAATCTACTTTTGCATTTGTATATATATTAGCCATTAAACCAAGTGAACCTCTCTACTTCTTGTTTTAGGTCTTCTTGAAAAGAACTATTTAATTGATTCTTCATTGTTTCTAATGATTGAAGAAGTTGTTGTTGATTTTGTGGATCATAATCTGGACTAGGTTCTGGAATAAAATTAGTTACCTTAGCCATTATCTTCTACCATCAGGTTGTATGTCTGCTCTAAAAGTTCCATATCTCCAAGTTTGTCCACTAGATAGATTAGCTATTTTTAAACTAGCTGATCTTCCTCTAGCACGTGTATCTATTTTTTGTGTACTTGATGTTACAGAAAAAGGTCCTAAAGAAGAACTAGATGCTGTATCTGATGGATAATCTTTTAATAAAATAGTAACTGTTGCAGTTCCGTCTAGTCTTTGAAAATCAGGTATAAATCTTCTAATTTTTGTAAAGTATTCTCCATCACCCTCTAAGTGTATCATAAAATCTCCGGTTTCAATAAAAGCAGAGATTGTTGTAGTTACTCCATTATCCAATTGATCCACTCCCGTTTCATGTGTCCAAAATGTAGCAGATCCAGAAGTATTTGTCACTCCCTGTATAACTGGGAAAGTAGGTAATCCTGCGTTATAAAAAGAAGTAGCATAAGGTTTGTCAAATAAATGAGCATCATAGTAAGATGTTCTAGCTAAAGAACTTGTGTACCAAACTTTTTCTGAGTAATTATATGTAACACATCTATCTATTTCAGTAGCTGAACTCGAAGCATAGAACCAATTTATTTCATTAAATAATGAATTGTGGCTAGCGTAAGTTATTCTTCCAGCATCATAATTAAATCCTAAGTTTCCTGGGTTATTCGTAGTAAATACAAAATCTTCCACTGAACAAGGTATTTTAACAACTGTTCCATTGTAAGCATTAAAAGAACCTGCATCATCCATCCAATAAACAACTCCGTCTACAAAAGCCATAGAATGTGAGCTCATTAAACCACAATTAGATCCTACCTTTCTAATACTAAAAGTAAAAGGTGCTCCAACATATTGCATTGTATATGCTGCGGTATCTGTAAAAACCAAAATATAGTCTTTTGCTTTTACTGCACCTACAATTTCAGTTCCATCATCTATTCTAAAAGTACCTGCTGTATTAATAGCAGTTGGTTGATAATCACTAAAGTTTTCTTGGTCAGAAAATCTTATTAACATTGGATCAAAACTTGAAGGAGTTCCAATTATTGATTCCGTTCCTAAATGTAAAAAATGTCTGTCTGTGTCTGATACAATTGAAACAGTTGTTTTAGTAGGAGCGTTTGCCATAATAGTTGCTCTAACTGATAAAGCATTATTATTATTACTTATAGGCTGCCATGTAAAAGTTCTTCCTTTTAATATAGTAGCTGTTAATATTTGTCCAAAGTTATCTAAAGCCCAATCAGCTGGATCTAGTGTGACAGTAGAAGATAAAGATGCTGCACCCCACGCAGTGTAATACTCTACCCCTGCTAAAGTAGAATGAGCTGATCGTGTTCCAGCCACTGCTCTTGTAATTCCTGTAAGATCATTAGTTGAAATACCTGTATAGGAAATAAATTCTGCTCCAACTTTAATTACTCCCGATGTTGGAAACCCTGTTGTTGATGCAAGTGTAATAGAAGTTCCAGATCCTCCAGTACCTGCAGAGTCGTCTAATAAAGCTCCATCTAAGTTTGTAGTAAGTCCAGATGCTCCTCCGTAACCACCTGTTCCAAATCCAAAGCCAAATGTTTGTCCGATAGGTCCTACTTTAACATATCTGTTGATAGTACATGCACCTGACCCTGCAACAGTAACTCCCGCATTCGTTGCCATCGTTATGGTAAATGTATTAATTGTTGCACTAATTACTTCAAAAGTTTGGTCAGTAAAATTAGCTGCAGTGTACCCTGCACCAACTGGTGGGGTTACACTTGTAAAAGTAAAGTAGTCTCCGGCAATCATATTATGCCCCGTTAGGTTTACGGTGACCGTTGGCGAGGTGTTTGTAGTATCAAACGTTCCTCCTGTTTGCGCTGTCTCTAGTGGAGTAATATCATAATACGCTCCTCCATAATAAATATATAATCCTCTCTGGGATCCAAGTGCTACATATCTATTACCATCTAAATCTGCCCATTGATGCTGTGCTCTTACGGCACCAGCTAAGGTATCTGAAGTAATAGAAGACCATCCACCCACTTTTTCAGGTAACCCATAACGAAATCTTACAAAATCTCCGTCTACATATTGCCCTTCAGCAGCAGTATCTGTAATTTGTTTGTTAAATCCTGGTCTTATATTAATTAAATTTAAAGCCATAAAAGCATTATACCCTATTACAATAGGTAGTAAAATAGCATTGAAACTTAATTATTTGGTTGAGGGTAGCTTAATCCCACTTAAAAATATTACCATAGTTAATCTTTCTTCTTTATCTAAAGAAGTAGCTCCATGATAAGCTTTTCCATCATAACATGCAATAGTGTTAAAATTATTAGATATTTTTAATGTAGGCTTTTTATTTTCATCATATAAAGAAGTCCCTGTATTTTCATCATTTACGTCTAGATTTAAATAAATTATGCCCGCTAAATCACAGTTATCTTGATGTATTTTATTATTAGGTTTAATGGAATTTATCCAATCTTCATATTTAATTTTATGAAAACATATTATGCTTTTATCAATTTCAAGTGATTTGTATTTTTTATCGTAATCTCCAAAATACATTTCAACCACATTCTGAATTATTGAAAAATGTAAATCTAGATTAATGTTAAGTAAATTATCTGTTCTTGAACCAGGCCAATTATCTTTATCAGTTGATTTATTAATAGGATTAATAAATTCATTCTTTAATGAGTATTTAGCACAATTTCTTTCATTTATAAGATTATTAAAATTATTATTAATATCTGGATTAAATTTTTTATTTTTTAAAAAAACATTATCATTCATTTAATTAATATAATTATTATTTTTTAAATATATTTAATAATATGTGTATAAAGATTAAAATAGATAATTATTAAATGAACTTATACGAAATATTGGAATTAGATACATCCGCAAGTATTAATGATATTAAAATAAATTATAAAAGACTTGCTAAAAAATATCACCCAGATAGAAATAAAGATCCATCTAGTATTGAAAAATTTCAAAAAATTGCATATGCATATGAAATTTTAATAGATGATAAAAGTA